ACCCTGCTTTTTTCCAATCAAGAACTCACCGCCTCTTAATTTTGCAACAATAATTTCTTTCATTTCGTTCCCTCCATAACCAAAGTGTGCATGCAAGCACAATTAATTACATTTGCAGCAGAGCCCTTGGGGTCCCGCGGAAACATAAGTTTTTCGTAAGGGTAGCCGGGACCCGGTCTTACACTAAAAGGTTCATTAACAGGGATAGGATTAGCGGTATAATAAGCCTCCGCTTCTGCATGGCCTTCGCGACCCTTCGGTTTGTGAGACCAAAGCCAAATTTTTCGGGTCTTTGGTAAATGCTCCGCGACCTTCTGATAAGTCTTATGTTGTATGATTGATTGTGTTCGCATTAATTCAGTTCTTACAATTCTATCAATCTGTCCATAAGTTAAGTCAAAAATTCTTTGTTGCCTTATATCATTGATTACTTGAAAAACAGATTTATTTCCCATTAGACCAAGCGACAAGACATTAGCAAGTTTTCCTTTTAAATAATCGGGAACTGTTTTGATTAATTCGCCCGATAATAATTTAGTGGCTTCAATTGTATCCGGGTCAACAGTAATGCCGCCAACTCCAAAACCGCCTTCAACAAGAAGTTTATTTGTGTTTTCTTGAGTTAGTTCAATCATTTTATCACTTGATTTATTTATTTCATTCACCAAGCGATTTTGAAGTTCTTGTATTCTTGCATCAACTTCAGCCTTGAGTTGAGGATAATACCATAATTGCCATTCAGTTGGTTCTTGCGCCCTTAAAATTTGAAGAATTTCATTTTTCACATCTTTTAATAATCTTATAAAATGCTTTATTTCCTTTTCAGTTAATTTTTGAGTTTCATTCATAAAAGCCCTGGCTTTCCTCATTAACTTAAATCTACTCATCTTTTCTTCTCTAATTGTTTAATCAAATTTTTAACTGCTTCATAAATACGAGGGTTAAGGCTTTCTTGTTGAATATTTTTCTCAATATCTTGAGCGGTTACTTCTATTCCAAACTCACCCAAAATATTTGATAATAATCTTCTCGCTGTTTCAGTATCAAGAAGTCCATTTGTAACCGCAACACTTAAAGCCGGGACTAATTTTTGGACTGTTTCGGCTGTTTGAAAAACTTCTGCTTTAGATGGGTCAGGAAGAACAATATCATAATCCTTATCAACACCCGGTGATAAAATTTGGTGGTCAATTGCTTGTTGAATAACATAATCAAAGATGAAGGAAAACATATATAAAATATAACCTTGCCTTCTTTTTATCATTTTATGAACGGGTTCAGACATAGCCAAAGCCGTTGCCCTGTTTGTTGTATCACCAAAACCAAAAAGCCAATGGTATGGAAGTCCTGAACCTGAAGTCAATTGTTCTTCAAGTAATTTAAAGAAGTTGGTTAAATCTTGAGCCCGTAAATCTGGTGAAACTGCTTTCCATTGTTCCCTATCATTGTGAACTTGGAAAGAGCCTGGCTTTGGTGGGTTCATTTGCAATTCCCTTAATCTATTTCTTAACTGCTGTTCATTTGCTCCTTCAATCATTATATCCCAAACAAAAGCAAGTAAAAAGGAAATTCTTTCAGTCATTGTGAAGAGTGTTTTGTCATATTTATCTAACCAATCAGCAATCGGCAATAAATCAGATTTTCCTCTTGTTGCAAAAGTCCCCTTGTTAATTCTGAAGAAAAATAAATCCCCATAGATTTTATTCGGCTCTCTTGTTTCAATAATATTTCCATTTTCATCCTTAATCACCCTTAATTTTCTGTTTACATGCATAACCTCAAGAATTTCTTTAGAACTACCTTGTTTCAATTTTACCTTTTCAATTCTTTGATAACCTAAATCTTGAACAATTACTTCAGCAATTGATTCAGGGTCTACATCTTGCAAAATTACCTCACCGTTCTGTTTATCCACATAAACTTCGAAGATTAGTTCCCCATATTTTGATAAATCTTCAATCTTCTGAAATTGATTTAAATCCAACTGATTATTTTCCCAAAACTTTTCAAGAATTCTTTGAACATTTTCATCTTTTGCTTGAAACCTTAAGCCATCGCCCAAGGTGAAATCTGCAATCAACTTTAAAATTCTCTTTGCTTGCGGATTTCGTTCTTCGAGCCAATCAACAACTCTTATCATTCTATCTTGCTTTATAGGTGCTAAATTTCTACTTCTTGCGACATCAGTTATTCTTCTCCAGCCTTCATCTTCCTTATCCCTGGAGATTGCTGAAGTTATTCTTTGCTTAACCTTTTCTTCAACTCTCTTTTCAATCCCAAAAGGGTCTTTGAAAAAATTTAATATTCCCATTGCTTTACTCCTTAAATTAATCTTTCAGGTTCATTTATGTAAAAATTAGAATCAAAATAATTAATTGATGCTAAAGAACTACTTTGCCTTAATCCCCATGATGCTAATGCTAAAGCAATAACACAATCATCATGATAACCATAAGGTGCTTCCATTTTCAATTTTCCCGAAGGCAAAGTTTTATATTCAAAAATTCTTAACTCTTCAATTAATTCGGGAATTTCAGGAAAAGTTATTTTTTTATCTTCAATAAGTTTAGATAAATTATTTATTAAATCTGATTTTAATGCATTCGTGAAGGTTATTCCCTCAATATTATTATATTGCATCTTTAATGCTTCTAAAATTGCATCACCAACTTGACCTTTATCAATATAAATTCGGGGTTTATATTTTTCTGCAAGGTTTAATATTCTTTGTATTTGAATTTTCCAAGCAATCTGATTAAATCTATCAAAAGCCACGACATGAGCGGAACCATCTTGTTTTCTTTTTAAAACAATCAAAACAGTGAAATCTTCATATTTGCCTAAATCAACACCCATAAAATATTCACCATCTTCCTCGGGTTCTTCAAATTGGCCAAAAATACAATTGCGAACATTTCTGAAAACGCCTCCGATATTCTCAAGAAATTCTGCAAGTATTTCTTGCCTAAACAATCTTTCGTTCATTGTTTTTCTTGCCTCTTCAATTTCCTGTTTTAAGATTTGCGGATTATCCATTGTTGTAAAGTGAAAAGATTTATATTCCTTCTCTGAAGCATCCAAACCCTTTTGATATAAAAAATAAAAAAAATTTTGTCCTTTAGGTGTTCCAATAAAACAAGCCTCACCTCGTGTATCCATTAAAGTAGGCCTTAAAATCTCTGACCAAATGCTTTCCTTCAATGTTGCACATTCATCAAGAACTAAATAATCAAGCCCTATGCCTCTCAAATGGTCAGGCTTATCACCGCTTTTGAATTCAATTACTGAACCGTTCAGAAATTCTATATAAAGTTCTGAATCATTTTTGTATTTTATTAATTCAGGAAATAAACTCTTCAAATATCTAAAAGCAATCTTTGATTGTGAATAGACAGGAGCCACCCACCAAGACAAACTTTTCTTTCGTTCTAAAGATTTATCGGTCAACCATAACAAAGCCCCTCTTGTTTTGCCCCATCTTCTTCCACATGCGGCAATTTTGAAGCGGGCTGGGTCATTAAAAACTATTGCTTGCCCGGGTAAATAACTTAATTTAATTTTAATCTCTTGCATGCCTTTTAGCAAACTCCTTTAATTCATCTAAAACTGAAATTTCAATCTCATGAAAAGGAAATTTGGCTTTTATACCCCTGTATTCCTTTCTAATACTCTTAATCCTATCTATAATATACTTCTTAAAATGTTTAAAGTCAATTTTCTTTTGAAATGCATTTTTGATAAAAGGCAAAAGTTCTTCTGAAATTAAATCTCTTTCATAAATATAGAGGACAAAGTCTTCATCAGTTAAATTTTCCTTATCAATAAATCTTTGCAAATCTTTAACTCTACTTTTCAACCATTTGACTAAAATTTTTCTTTTAATTTTCATCTTTATTCTCCTTCATAATCACTTCCTTTTCAACTTTAATAACTATTTCACCTTTGTTATCATTTCTCTGGTCTTCTTCGCCCAACAAAAACATCTCCAAGCGAATTAATCTATCAATAGCAGAATCAATATTAGAAAATCTTACTTTGTCTTCTTTTAACTGCTGAATAAGTTGTCCCTTTAAAGCCCTTAAAATTTTTAGATTTTCATTCTTTATTTGCCTAATTTTCTCTTCAGTTAATTCTTCCCTTAATTTTTTCAATTTTTCATCCCAGCCATATAAACGGCTATATTTTTTTATAGTTTGATGATGTCTACCGCACGCTTTTGACACTCTTTCAACATTCCCTTGATATTCAATATAAAGCCTCATCATTTCATCAATTTCTTCTTGTGTTAATTTTTGTCCTGTTTTGCTTTTATTGTTTAATTTTTTCATCAGTCACCTTCTCTTGTTTATTTTCCTCTTTAAAATCTTCTAAAGTTTCTATTTCATTTAAATCAGTCCCACAAAAGGGACAAATCCAAAAATTACAATCGGGGCATTCAATTAATTGTTTGCATTCAGGACATCTTATTCTCATTTCTTCCTCCCTTTTCAAGGTTTTTTAAAAACTATTACATATTCATAACATTTTACTGTTCTTCGCAGTTTATAACTTCTCTTCCTCAACCTCAACATTTGAGAAATAACTTCAGCAATTACGAAATCCCATAATAAAAACCGACCTTCTTCGCTAAATCAATACAAATAGAATGAAGCGGAACTAATTCGCCCTTCTTCCGAATATCATTTATTGTTAAAACAAATAAACAATCCTTCTTTAAAACCCTATAGCATTCTGAAATTAATCTTTCCATATTTGAAGCCCAAACCTCAATTTTAGAATTTGCAATTTCTTTTTCCAAACCAGAATAAAATTCTTCATCTAAAAATGGAGGATTACAATAAATAAAAGAAAAGATTTCATCCTTGAATTTCAAATGCATGGCATCCATCTTTAGCACTTCCACCTTACCTTGCCCTGGTATCTTTCTTAATTGCTTCTTTGTATGCTCCAAAGCAACATCCCAAATGTCAATTGCCTTACCCGAATAACCGTAAAATTTAGCAATAGACGAAAAAGTTCCCCAACCACAACAACTTTCAAGAAAATAATCACCTTTTCTCATATATGTCAAAATAATTCTTTCAATTTCTTCAAGATTGGTTCTTGAGTATTTATTTTTAACTATATTAGTTTTTCTAAAATGTGGAAGTTCAATTTGAAACTTAAAGACTCGAGAATTTTCATTCTTAATATCCTTCCAGAATGAAGATAAATTATAGCCAACTAAATCAACAATCCCATCATTGCCTCTTATTTTTAAATCCTCAGTCAGAGGTGGGTCCCAAACCTTTATTTTCTCAAGTTTTGAAAGAAATATTTCATCATTGAAATTAAATTCCGTCTTAATGTTATGCAAATTATCAGAAATAGAACCGAAAATATTCTCAATTTCTTTCGTTAATAAATCAAAGTCCCAATCACTTTCATTTAATTTGTTATCCAAAATACGAATCTTCTTAACTTCTTCTTTATTTAAATGAAAACCATCAACAACTTCAATTATCTTTTCTTCACCATATAATTCATTCAAAGCCTGAAAGCGAGCGTGTCCGATAATTATCTGATTATTCTTATCAACAACAATAGGCTGTAGATATTCAAATTTTTGAATGGACTCCTTAATCTGTTGAATTTGTTCTTTAGTGTGAATTTTAGGATTATTTTTATACGGTTTTATGTCTTTCAATCTTATTTTTTTTAATTTAAGTTTAATATTCATTTCTTAACCCCATCTGGACTACTCTTAATCATCAAATAGTGATTAATCTTCTTTCCAACTGTTCCAAAATTGAACAGGTTAAGCATAAAATGGAAACCATTCTAATTTTATTCTTGCTATCCCTTTCTTACCAACCTTTAAATCAACAACCCAAAAACCACTATGATGAGCCATTCTTTTTGTTCGCATCCATCTTGACTGTCTGCTTAATGCACCAGCAGAAACAACATGGACAAACCTATCAAAGAAATATCCACTTTTGTGAATATGACCCGCAATCAAAAGACCCGGCTTTTCACCACCAACAAAAGCCTCAATTATTTTCTGCAGTCTGTAAGAAATCGCATAACTACTTCCATCTTCACCATGCCATAATTTCATTACAGCCTTTCCTTTAAGTGAAATATCACCTTCGTCATGACCCAAAAATTCAGCGTTTTTCAATCTTGAACAAATATCTTTCACCATTAAAGCCCCAACATCTTTCGCAAACCAGCGGTCATGATTACCATCAATAAAATAAATCTTCTTTTTCCATTGTGAGAAAACTTTAACCGCATAATCCCGCTGAGCATCATAACCCAAATGAGTTAATTCATAAATGTGTCCTTTTCTTCCGCTCATTCCTTCAACTACATCACCAGCATGACAAATAAATTCACATCTCTCTTTTTGAAAAATTTCAAATGCTTGATAAATCCAATCTTCTGTTGCAAATATTGAACCCAGATGTGTATCAGAAATAATTCCAAATTTTATCCGCTCGCCTTCAAAATCAATGATTGGAACCCGTTCTTGCCCGGGAACAATTCTACCACCTTCAGCGATTGCCTTTAGTTCTCCGATTGTATATCGCTCTGAAATCCGTTTCAAAACATCAGGCAATTCTTCAAACTTTTGAATTTTCTTCGCTTCTTTAATTTTTCTTTTTATTTCCTTTGAGACCATTCTAATTCACCCCTTAATTTTCTCATGAAATACACAATAGCCGAATGGCTTCGCTTTGGCAGTAATTTAAACCTGTGAACAGTTGCAGGCCTTAATCCTTCTTTTATGCATTCGATTAAAATTTCTCTTTCCTTATCTGATAAAGGTCTTCGGCTCATTGTTTCCTGAAATTCTTTTGCTTCTTTAATTATCTTTTTTAATTTTTCCTCCATCAAGCCCTCCTTAAATAAAAATTAGATTCCAAACCACAACCCAAATTTAATTCCATTTGAATAACCTTCTTAAAAATTCTGGAGCTTGCGTTGGCTCTATAAACCGACCATCAATCTCTGAAGGAATTAATTTCTTTAACCAGCATTCCCTAACCTTCAAATTTTCTTTTGTTCCTCTTTTCAGATAATACTCAAGAATTTCTTTCCTAAAACTGTAATCAAATAAATAGCCTAAATGATGTATCTTACCCAAAGATTCTAATGCAATGGGTTTTTCTAAACTTAAAAATTCTTTTTTCTTTTTATCATACAAAATATTAAAAGTACCTTTGTAAACTAAATCCTTATGAAATTTCCAGATACGGACAGGTTTATCATTAAAATTTTGGCCAACTATCCTATGATTAAAATCACCCCAATAATGGACAAAATGATATTGCATCATCAACTTATTAGATTTTTCCAAAGTTCTTAAATCTTCCTCAAGTTTATCAACTTCATAAAATTCATCAACATCAACCTTGATATAAAAAGAGCCTTTTAAATTTTCTAAAAGTATATTCTGCATCTCAATCTTGTTTTTGAAAGGTCTATTTAAATCTTTCGCCCTCACAACTTTAATTTTTTGAATTCGGTCCTTTTGCAAAATGAAATCAGAAATTAGTTCAAAAGTTTTATCTGTTGACTGAAGGGAATTTGTTATTTCAAACATTGACTGAACCGCTCCCTCAACTATAATTATTTCATCTGCTATATCATAAATATTTTCTAAATTTTGCCAGATGAATTTTTCACCATTGTAAACAATCATCCCAAAGGAATTTTTCTTAATCTTCTTTAATACACTAACAGACTTGATTTTCTTGTTAAAACCAAATCCTAAAAATTTTTCAAGTATAGATTTAAATTCTTTAATAGTATTTTTATGAGAAAATTGCTTCTCTATTTCAGAAGAATTAATTACTAAAGGGGTTTTATAATCTCCAGATAACTTTATAAACTTTTCTATCTTTTTCTCTAAATCATTCCAATCATTCAACTTTGCATAAATCAAATTCTTTCCATAGATGTGTTTCAAGATTGGCAAATCAAAAGCAATAACTGGTTTCCCACAAATCAAAGCCTCTGCAGGAGGTAAACCAAAACCTTCAAAAGAAGATGGAAATAACAAACAATCAACAGATTTTAACAGACTGAATTTTTCCCAATCATCAACTGATTCAAAAAATTTTAATTCCAATTTCGATTTTTTAAATTTCAACCTTGAACTCCAAGAATTAATTAAATTTCTTCCCACTGACGAAATAATTCCAAACCAAATTTTCCTTTTCAGTGAATCCAAAGTTTCAATTAATCTTTGAATATTCTTATGCTCTACTAAACGACCGACGAAAAGAAATTTTACTTCTGCATCTGTTTTTATTTCTTTTGCCTTCGCTTTGTTTAGAACATCAAGATTTATTGTGTTATTAAGATAAAAAGACTTCTTCTTAAAATCTTTTTCTCCAATCCATTCATTTAAAAACTCCATTCCAATCTTTGAATTGCTTAAAACTAAATCACAGTCAAGCATTGCTAATCTATAATCATGCCAAAAGCCATCTGTTGAATCCAAACCACCGCGATACCTCCGAATCCAATTGGGTGATTCAAATATGAGTAAAATGCTCGGAATTTGAAATCTTTTAGCATAAGAAACAGCAGAAACCCCACCTTCAACAGGGACCCCAATAACCAAATCAAATAAATTTTCTTTTATTTCATTTCCCATTCTGTATAAATTAGTTTCCTTTGAAATGTAAATTTGAGGTTTGTTTTTGAAAACTTTAAAAGAATTCCCGAAATCAGGTTTTCTGTTCGTAACAAAAACAACTTGAAAATTTTTATCTTTGTTCAAAATATGCCCTAGCAACCAAGCCCAATATCTCCCCCCAGAATAATGGTCAACATTTTTCATGAAAATTCCGATTTTTATTTTTTCTCTATCAAGAGAATTTTTAATTTTTTCAAGTTGAACATTTGAACCAATTTCTAATTTTCTGCCGTCTTTCAAAACAAAAATAATTCTGCCTTCCTTTTTAATTATGGTTGCAATTTGTGACCTTTCAATTTCTAAAATATCTGCAAACTTACTCATCAATTTCCTCCCATCTTCAAATAAAATTTTCTTAACCTCACCAGGTTTAAAAAAATAAAATCTCTCATCAATATAATAACTAAATTCTGCATCTGTTTTATTCCTTAATTCAATCATGCCTTTAAAACCGTTAACTTAATCTCACCATTTTGAATTTTTTCTTTGTATAAAGCCTGGAATAACTTCCATTTCAATTTCCATAAAGGCATTTCTAATCCTTTAACTTCAATATATTCCAAAGTTCCATCATTATGTTCAACTATAAAATCAATGTAATAATTACAAATATGTTCTCCATTAACATCAAGAGAAATTTTTACTTGCCTTTGCCAATCTTTTATTTCACCAGCCTTCTTTTGAAAATCCAAATCCATAGCCACCTTTGCTTCTAATTTTGACGCGTAAGAATAACCGTTATAAGTTTGTCTCACATTATGTAATTTAGAAGTTGACCTAAAATTTTTAAATTTTGTTGTTCTATACACTATTTAAATCGCTCCCACTTAATTTTGAAATAAGTATAGTTTAGCCAAAATTTTCTTATATGCTTTTCATTTCTGTAACCCTTACGATAAGCACCGTAACCAAGATTATATATCTCTATTGCTTTCGTCCACTTTTCAATTTCATTTCCTTCTGTGTAAGTATCAAGAATCATCCGTAAAAATAAACAACCCGCTTGAATATTAAAATCTTCATCAAAAATATCATAATGCTTATATCCTAAAATTGTTGCAATCATTCTCGCCGTCGTTCCTGCAAGTTGCATATAGCCGCGACACTTGTTCTTGCTTATCGCATACTTATAACCTTCTGATTCTGACATTAAGCAAGCAAAAACTTTTAACCAATCCAAATCATATTTCAGGGAGTACACAAGAAGTTTTTGGGATGCCTTATCATTAAGATATTGATTTAAAAATTTAATTTTCTTTTCATAGTTTTTATAATACTTGATTTTGTTAGAAGCAGAAATGAAAAACACAATCAAGAAAAATAAAATTGTATTTCTATACTTTACTGATGACATCATCTTTCATTTCCTCAACTTGCATTTTCCTCCCGCAATAAATACAAAAGCGAGGTTCTAATTTTTCTTCATCAGTTTCAATAATTACTTCAACCAGACCATGACATTCGGAATTATTACATCGGTATTTTATTTTCTTGTGATGATAGATTTTTATTTGATTTGATTCTTTCATCTTAACACCTTATAATATAATAAATTTTTTAATCATTTTCCACAATTTTTTTTAATTTTTTAATATAAAAACCATTTCCATAAAGTTGCCAAAGTTCTTTATAAAATTTTTCAGTTTCCCTTCTTCCCCATTTGCAATTAGTACATTTTTTATCCAAACCAAAAAATAAAACACAGTTCCCTAAATAATTTTTATAAATACAATCATGCTTCATTTTTTATCCTCCTCATAAATTATTTTTTCAACTAATTTATCATTCTTGCTAATCCAAAAAATCATTTTTTTCGGACTTTTCTCCAACTTAATTTTAAAATCGTATCTATCAAGTGTCTCAAGTAAATTATAAAGCAACCATAAATCATTTATCTTCTGCTCTTTCATTTCTCAATCCCCTTGGAAATTTTATGATTAAAATATCAAATAATGCATCGTCTTCAAATCTTCTTGTGAAAATAATTAAAGTTCTCTTATTCAATTTCTTGAATTCAGGATAACAATCAAATAATTCAATGGAACATAGAATAGAATGAAATTCGGAGATATTTTTAATTTTAATAATTTGAATAAAATTTTTTATTTTCTTTAGTTTGACTAATAAATTTTGAAACATTCTCTTAATTCTATTCCTTTTATACTTTTTTTTTTTTAAAATTTAATTTTAATTTTTCTTTCTCACTTTCTCTTTCATTAAAATAATTGTAAAGTATTTCTACGATTTCTTCTTCTTTCATTTTTAAACTCCTTGTTCTTCCCATTTTTCAATTTGAATTTTAATTAAGTCCCAATAATGCCTCAACTTTGTCATCATCATTTGATAATATTCCTCATCATCAAGATTCGTATCATTACTCATTATTATTTGCGCTCGCAATTTTTGTGATTGCCTTCTTTTATCAACTACATAAGTTCTTCTTCCTTCTTCTGTTTTGATGACCAATTCGCCTGTGGGTTTTGCAACATAAATCAAATCTACAGTTCCATCAAAATTTGAAGGTGTCCTAATTTCTGTGATATCAACCATCAATCCAATCGGATAAGTTAAATCTCTCTCAAGGATTATATCCTTTTCTAAATGAAAAGTTGAGGCATTAATTTTAATTTTCCTTTCGTTAATTTTTAAATCTTGCATAGTTCCTCCTCCTCCTTTTTTTTAGATAAAACATCTACATTCTTTTCAAAATGTTGATATTTTTTCCACCCGCAATCTGTTTTAACAAATTAATAAAATTAAAGTCTTGTTTTTTCTGATAATCCTTTGCTTTTTGATAAATTCCGCCATTAACCTTCTCAAGTTCATCTATTATTTTATTTTTCATAATCGCAAAGTATTTTAAATCTTTTTTGAATGGCTCACATGCCTTTTTAATCGGATTAAACCAACTCATGCAAACTTGAAAATTACGGGGACAATAACCATGTTCAATCATTTTATCGCACCAGAATTTCATTATTGTATTATTCTTAAGTGACCGAAAATATTGGCATCGTTCCCAACCGGGAGGCCTATAACTATTTAAAGAACTTATCTTCTCTTCCTTAACTATTTTTTCTTTTTCTGAAGGAACTTCGTTATTCTTCGAAGAAGAATAATTATTATTAATTGTATTATTCATTGTAATATTCTTGGTGAAGTTTTCTTCATACCCCTCTGAACTTTTCTTCATACCCCTATGAAGATTTTTACATACCTCTTGAACTATAAAAATTTTTCGCTTAAAATTTTGTTCAATTTCAATTTTAATATAGCCTTCATTCTCTAATTGTTTCAACCACGCTTGAATGCTCCTCTCACTTACCTTATACAATTCTGCAAAATATTTATTATTAGCCCAACAAAAACCTTCTTTATTGCAAAGTGCAGTTATTTCACCATATAATAATTTCGCATTTGCGGTCAAATTTTTATTATACCTCACATAAGCGGGAATTACAGCGTAAAAAGATGGGTCACTTTGAATAATTTCATTCATAGAAATCCTCCCTTAAAAATAATAATGCCCCGGGTTTAGTGGAAGATGTGAGGAGGAAATGATGAAATTTCGAGGAGTAAAATTTAGAAGTTAAAAATTTACCCGGGGCTAAATTTTCCACTGAAATGAAAATATTGAATTTTTTTTTAAGAATCAAGCAATAATATTTTTTGTTCAAATGATTTCCTAAATTACGATATATCCGCATTTTTTTAAATGTTTAACCCATATAAACCATAGTCAGTTTTCCCAACCATATATGATTTCAAGGTAACAAAATTAACCCTATTTTTACACTTATGCAACCATTTAAAAAATAATTGCTTTAGTTTGTTTTAAACAAGGCCAAAGTATTCAGAAAACTCTCCCCATCCTTTACATTCAGGACATTCAATTAGAATATAACCATTATCACTCCGTTTCCATCTGTGATAAATTTCTAATAATTCGCTAAAAGAATACTCATATTTTGAATAAAGGTCTTCTAAATAATCTTTTAGTTCTTCTTCATCTCTAAAACCGACTTCAATATAACCCTCTCCATTGCAATGTTCACATTCACAATGTACTTCTTCATAGCAATCCATATAATTTCCCGTCCAACTCGTAAATTTTAAAACTTGCATAAAACACCTCCTTTATTTTTCTTTTATATATTTTCTAACTTCTTTTCTGTTTTTCACATTACGACAATACCAATAAGCCCACTTATTATCTTTGATATTTTTCCAAACTTCTTTTCTATCTTTAACATCAAGACAATACCGACAAGCATATTCACTATCCGTTATATTCTTCCAAACTTCTTTTCTATCTTTTATATACTTGCAATATTCATAAGCCCATTTGCTATCTCTTATATTTTTCCTAACATCTCTTCTATCTTTGATATAAAGACAATACCAATAAGCCCATGCACTATCCTTAACCTTGCTTGCATCTATTTCCCTCAATATCTTTATTTCTCTACAACAAATTTTATCTTCGTCTTCAATATATTCATTTCCAATAGGGATTGCCTCAAAAACACGACTCCCAAAATCTCCAACGCTAACGTTTTTCAATGATTTATATAAATGCAAACCATTTGCGCACATAAAAAGTTTTCCCTCAACTCTAAATGTTCGATTTTCCCAATTTTCATAAGAAAAATTCGTATTACTTGGTGCTTTTAAATCTTCTGTTAAGACTTTGTAATATCTTTTTTGTTTCATCTTTACTTCCTCCTTTCATTATCTTTAAATAGAAAATCTTTTATAATTATTTTTCATTTTTATATATTGTTCATTTCTTTTCTGAATTCTTTTTTTTATTTCATATAATTTTTTTCTTAAATATCTATTTTCTTCTTTAAACTTCTCTATTCTATCAAATAAGATTTTTAACACTTCTTTATCAATATTCATTTTGATTTCTCCATTAAACTTCTATAAAAATTACAAAATTCTTTATAATCACAATATTCTAAACATCTTCGGGGTTCACCTTCTCTTTTCTCTATATAACAATTGTGAAGATTATTATTCTCAATATACATTTCCGCTTCTGCATATGAATTTAACAATCTTATAGCACTTTTTCTATTTTTTTTCATAACAGCAAATTGTGTTGGTGATTGCCATCTGTCTGTTTCATCACATTCGGGGATATTATCATCATTAACTTTCGCATACTTGAATAATTCACATAATCTTTCTTTTATCCATAATTTTACATTTTCGCAAATCGGAATGTCAATTATTTGAATTTGTGAAGCAGGATAATCTTTTTCTCTTTGCGCTCTTCCTTTTGACCAGTCCCTTAATATTGCAATTACTTTTAATTTCTTAACTTCAAAACCATATTCATTGAGCATATATTTATAGACATTAAGTTGATTAACCCAATTATTATAAGAAGAAGAACCATACAAATATGACCAGACAGAAGTAATTTTGAAATCATATACAGTTTTATCTTCATACAAATCTGGAACTCCAACAATAGTGCACTCATTGAGTTCAATTTTTAATTTTTCTTCTGATAAAGCGTTTGCTTGTGCAGATTTTTCAAGAATGTAATGAACCGATTTTCCCAAAAGAAGCCAAATGCGACTTTCAACATCAACTTCAACTTCATTATAGTGTCTACGACGAAGCCAGAAATATTTTGGAGAATAATCTAATTCTGTTACAGAAATTCTGTTATCTTTAAAAACTCTGTCTTGTGTTTCTATCGCTCTAATAATTGATTTTGGATATTTTTCAGAATTTTTTATTTTCATTTCTCACCTCCTTTTCAAAGTATTTCAGAACACATTTTGGACCGATTAGCATCCAATCCGACTATATAAGCGATTAATTCATTTTTCCGAATTCTTATAATTCTATATTCATAATTCATTTCTATTTCACATTCATGAAGTTTACAATCGAATAAACATAAAACAAAATTAAGAATCAAATCTGAAATTGCAACCCATCTTTCATCTTTATCAGAAAAAATGGAATATAAATTGTCTTCTTGATATATATATTTTAGTCTTAATCTTTCTATATCGTCTGAGAAATTCATTTTTTGCAATTTTCTTAAAGATTTTTGAAATCCAAGTCTATCCGTTGCACTAATCCTTTCCCAACCAGATAAATAAATTCCATCTTTTGTATCAATCTCTCTTATTTCTGATACTTCTTTTTTACCCACGCCTTCAATTATACAAGATTCACAATATATTTTTTTATCTTTAATTCCTAACCATGTGAATTTTTCTAACATTTTTTCAAGTAATGAATGTATATAATATTTTGGATATAACATTATTTACCTCCTAAAAAAAATAATAGTGGGACCGAAGTCCCACTTAATTTTATTCAAAATTTGGCATCTCATCAATCGGAGTTTCAAAAGTATTAATTTTAGGTTTGTCATTATTTTTATTCGGAACAGGCTTAATTACTTCATTTTCCACTAACTCTTCTACATCTTGAGTAAAGATATCAGAAACTCCAGTTGTGGTTAAAACAGCGTCAACTAATGCTCTTTTTTTTGCAATCTTTCTTACAGTATTATATGTGTCAGCAATATTGGGATTTTCTTTTTCAATTTTTTCAAAAATAATATATTTTCCATTAATCTTTTTAATTATTCCGTGTTCACAACCTAATAAACTTCTATCTTTAGTGTCCCAGTATTCTTTTGGAACTTCTCTTCCAGTGTTTCTATATTCATTTCTATAACGAAACTTCTTTTCCATAGTTGAAGCACTTCCAACACCGTCTCCCCAGCATTCACCAGTTTTTCTGTGATAAAGCCCGATTATGTAAGTGTATTCTCTATGACCATTTCCCAAATCAACAACTTTTTCTTTCTCAATTTTTGGATATAACATAAACATCATCATTATTTTTTCTGCACCCGGTTTTAACAATGTAGGTTTATCTCCGCACCCGGGAATTTTTCCATAATGATAACCATCTTTCATAACTTTTTTATATAATTCATTAACTTTTTCCACTTGTCTAACAATATCGTCAGCAGATAATTCTTTTTTTTCTATTGCAGTTGAAGATTGTGAGTTTTGAACTTGAACGATTTCATAAGAATTGGGTTTAATTTCTTCAGATATTTTTTTCTTTGTTGTTTTTCTTTTCGTTGTTGTCATCATTTCACCTCCAAAATAAATTTTTCAATTGCTTCGGAATAAATTTTTTCAATAGCTTCTAAAAGAAAACTATCTCCAATGGCCGAATTATGAAGGGTAAGTTTTTCTTTTGAAAATATTTCTTCAAAAGTTTTCTTATCATTATTATCAAGTGCGTCTTTTAATTTTGACAAATTTTCATAAACTAATCGATAATTAGTTGCTTTCATAATTTTTCCTCCTTGTTTAAAATTTTTTCAGCAATATTTTTTTTGCTTAATTTTTCTTTTGCAAAAATTAAAGAATATCGGACTATCATTGAGATTGGTATTTTTAATTCTTTTTTTAATTTTTTTAAATATTTATGTGTTTCTAAATCAACTTGAATTAATTTACCATTCTTAACCATTTACTCACCTCCTCTTATTCATTTACACCAACCTTAACAATTTTGTTAAAGTTAGTGTATTTAATTGAGAATTAAACTTCCCGATTGTATCACCTCCTTTTATTCTAAAATAAATTCTTTGTCAAAATATTGATATTTTAATTCCTCCAACAAATTCATTATTTGAAGTTTCAGTGAAATCCATGCCTTGTATGAATTAAGTAAAACCGATTTAAGGAACTCTTTATCAATTAAATAAAAGTAAATTCTATTACTTTCTTGACAAAATAATTTTTTAAAAAATTTGTAGTCTCCATTAAGAGACGTTGTAGAAATAAAAAAAATAGGTTGATGATTTTGAGCAAGTAGACAATAGTCGATATCGAAATGAACGCCGAAATCTTTAATTTTTTCATTAATCACATCTATAAATTCTTTATCATCATATTTGAAATCTAATTCATTAGCATTAGTAATGAAACCTTTTACTTTAATTTTCGTTTTCATAATTTTTTACCTCCCTTATTTCAAAATAAATTCTTTGTCATACTGTTCAAAATTAATTGCTTCCAAAAAATCTGAAATTTGACTTTTCAATTCTTTCCAAGCCAATTCAGGAGTTTTTATGTATTCTTTTAAGAATTCTCTCTCATTCAAAAAAATATAATAAACACAGTCTCCATAATGATAATCAGTTTTTAAGAAAAAATAACCTTCTAAAGTCTTATTACTTTTAAATCGTATTGCTCTTCCTTCTTTACTGCATAAGAAAAAATCCTTATCAAAATGAACACCTAAATCTTTAATCTTTTCATTGATAACCGAGATTAAATGTTCATTATCGTAATCAAAATTAAGTTCATTCACATCAGTATAAAAACCTTTGACTTTGATTTTTGTTTTCATAATACACCTCCTTTTAATAAATTCTTCTAAATTTTTCAAATTTAAACTCTGATATTTTCTTTCCATTCTTTTCTTTAGAAATTCTTTTTGTTGTTGAAACTACGAATATCCAATTTTTCATTTTTTCAACCTTTTCAAAGATTAATGTGGTAGATAGTTGAAAAAAGAACGATAGTTCGCCCATTATGTAAAAATAAATTTTGTCATAATTTTTTAGAACCAGTCTTATTTTCGTTTCAATAAATTCTTTTGCTCTATACTTAATTTCATCCAAATCCCATTTTGGATTAATATTTGGAAAAGAAATATCTTTAAATTCAGTAACCTTAAAATGTTTTTTAGCATAGTCAATTTGCTCTTGATTTAATTTGTGATTTGAAATGTTTAAAAACAAAATTTTTTCTTGCATATTAGCCTCCTTATTCTCCATAATTTTGTGTATAAACACAATAGTCATCCTCGTTATAAATTGAATACGACATAGAATTATAAGCAAATCCATAACTTCTTACATCCCAACCAATCTCTTTTGCGATTACTTCAGCAAGCAGGAAAGGGTCATATAAAGGAAGTAAGATTTGTTTTCCATTTAAGTTAGCAATAACAGAAAACTTTTTTCTTACTTCATCCATCTTTGTAATAAGAGTATATTCTCTTTCAATTTGATTTTTCATAACTTTACCTCCTTCTTATTTGTTTACACCAACCTTAACAAAATTGTTAAAGTTGATGTATTGAATTGGGAATTAAATAACCTTCTTTTTAATTTTTTCAGGAACTTTCCAAAATAAAAAATGCTTCTTAATTTTTTCATTGCTTTTCAACCATCTTTCCAATTCTAAAGTGAAATCATCAAAATCAATGTGTTCCCATAGTTCAATATAGCCATCAATTTCAGAAGCAAATTTTCCATTTTTTCCTCTGTGCCTAAATAACTCAACATACATTTGTTATCACCTCCTTTAATTTTTTTCAATAAAAAAAAAGCCCACACCCGGATTAAATAGTCCAGATGTGGGCTTTTCCCACACTGCTCCAATTTATATCCCGCTGGGCAGTAGTCAGCGGTTATTGATTTTGTTTAAGTTATTATTTTTTCTATCTTATCTTTGACTTTAAAAATAAGATATAAAGAATTAAAATGAAAAAATATCCAAAGAACTTTCTCAGTTTTATGTTCTGAAGAATTTTTAGGTTCTCCCCATATTATTTCCCATTCTGGGACGATTTTATCATCCCAGAATTGAAATCTTTTTCCTATTCTCTCTCTTACGATAGGGAGAGGATTATTTGAAACTTCAAAATTTCTCTTCAAGAATTCAATAAAATCTTGAAGAGAAAATTCCCTGTGTAATAGAAACCCATTCAATTCATCATCGATTGAAGCATTCCAGTCGATGATGAATTGATGGGAAGGGGAAAAATATTTTTTTCCATTTTTTTTATGAAGTTGTAATAACGAAAAATACTCATTTATCCATAGATATTCTGTTTCCCACGTATTATGAGATACACAATTGCAAGTTCCTAATCCCAAGGAACTTGCGTTATAACATTTTAATCTCCATCTTTTTATTGAATTATCTGTTATTTCTATATAATCATCATCAACTACCCCACCATTTTGATTAGAAATTTTATTTAAATCAATATAAATTTTTTTCATAATTACCTCCTATTTTTTTTTTTTATTCAAGAGAACCAAATAAAATTGGTTCTCCTTCAATTGGGTCTATCAAGAAGACCCAATTGATTTCTCCATCAAAGACTATAGAATAATCAATATTTAATTTTCTTCTTAGTTCGTCCAAAAAATTTTTTTTTAATTTCATATTATTACCTCCTTTTTTTTTATTAGCCTTTAATTATCCCTGCAGAGCACGGCTAACTCTGCAGGGAAATAAAAATCAAATTTCATCCATTATTGCGATGGCCAGCAACCGAACCTCAGGAACTAATCTGGTGTCGCCCGCCATATAGTCAAGTATTTTTAATTTAGTTAAAAGGTCTTCTTTTTCTAATTTCTTCATCAAAGAGTTTTTCAATTTTCTATATCCTTCTTCACCATATTCATCAATAAAGTATTGTTTGGCTTTTGCTATGTTATGGGCTAATTTTAACATAATCCACCTCCTTATAAAGTAATATAACCAGCAATTGTACCAAATTGTAAAGTTCGTATTCGTCCTCCTAAAGATTTTATCCATTCTTTAAATTCATTAATTTTTTTTTCTTCATTTCTTCTTCTTTGACTTGCTGTTCCTCCTGGACTCCAGAAATAAGTATTCTGGGTTAAAATAGAAGGAGCAGTCTTAAGAAGTTCAGCAATCTCTTTTTTGTTAGCTGTTGTTTTCCAACCTTCAAAATAGTATTCAACCTTTTTGTAAACATGTCTACAACTTTCTACATAATTAAATTTAATTACAACTCTTTTTAATTTCATTTCATTTCCTCCTCTTTTTGATTTTGTAAGTTAATCATAACTTACAATCTATATATATTATAGCACTTTAAAATAAAAAGTCAAGTATTTTTTTACATTTTTTTTAGTATTTTTTACATCTATTGATATATAAAGAATTATAGCAGAAAAAATTTTAAAAAATTTGCGATTTTTTCCGAAATTTTGCAAAAAATTTTACGATTTCAAACAAGATTGGAGACGCCGGGAGTTGAACCCGGGTCCGAGCCGTTCACTTTGGAATTCGGCTCGTCAAGACCACCTTCGTCCCCTTTATGACCTATTTATGACCCATTCAGCCCTTTGATATTTTCTTACTATGACATCTTACTATGACAATCTACCTTATTCTAATAATTTTTTGATACTGAACTGGTAATTGACAAGCAAGCCAACCTTCATCAACTGTTGATATACTTTCATCTACATTAATATAGTTTAATCCAGAATTTTCTATTATATTCGTAACAAAGGCAATACAATACATACTGTCAACTTTATCAAGCGGATTGTTGTTTTGCAAAAGTTTTTTAGCCTTCTTTTTTTTGCCAATTAAAATTAACCATCTCCATTTTAATAAAACCCATAAAGTTCCAAACAATTCTAATGTTCCATATTTATATTTTTTCTTCCACATTAATCTCGCTTCTTCTGTAATCCTTTCAACTGCTGTAGTGGAAATGAGAAGTTTTTGAAAGCCTAATTTGTGATAATCTTTTAACTTCTTAAAACGCTTTTCAACCTTCTTTCTCACAACTCCATTAATCAATTTACCCTTCCAATCAAATGTAGATTCATAAAAATAGCCATCTGAACCTATCCAACCAATATGAGACCATTGGCTTTTCTTATGGAATTTTTTCTTTGTATAAATATCTTGACAGTATTTAATAGCAGTAGAAATAAAACTCTTCCCATCGAAGAAAACACAAGTCCCGGGTAAAAGATAGTTCTTTATATTTCGCTTTAACATCTTTTATTCCTCTTTGATGATTTTTTTAACTCCTTCAATCACGGGAATCACAAATGTTATAATCTTAATAACCTTCTTCAATATTTTTAAAATAGTATCTAATGAAAATTTTTTCTTTGCCATTTTAACACCTCCATTATTTATTTTTTTCGTTTTTTTTTATCTTTTAGAAAAATATGTTTTAATTTCAAATTTAGATAAACTCTTTCAACTCGCCGAGCCCATTTCGGACAAACCAACTGCGGATTATAATAATAAACCACGCCCGGGATAGGATTGTATTTTTCTTTTTCGTGTATTACATATTCGGCAACCATAAGACAAATCATATACTGCCATTTTCCGTTCAAATCTATTTTCTTAATTTTTTCTTCATTATATCCATTCCAGCAAGAAAATTGATAAGGTTGTAAACAAACTTCTTTATAACTGTTTGGGAATCTCTTATCGTTTTTTCTATTTCTAATAACCCAGCCAATCAAAATTTTCTCAAATATGTCACAAATACCTGCTTCAAAATATAAGGTTTTAGCAAGTATTTCTAAATCTGATAATTCTCTGTTTTTATTTTCCATATTTAAATTCCTTTTTTAACTATTAGAAAAACCAAAATTCCAGTATAAGTAAAATTTAAAATCCAAGAAATTACAGAAGGAAGTTTCTTTAATTTTTCCAAAGACCTAACTCTTTCAAATAATCCAATTGAACCATTACCATAAAGTTGTTTTTCAATGTTTTCTAATTTTTCAAAAATTTTATCAACCTTCTTTTCAAGAATTATAATATGTTCTCTTGTTGTTACCCGTTCACTCATGATTACCACTCCTTTCAAATTGAAAATTTATATACAACAATTTTATAATACCAATCTTGAACATTCAGAATTGAGATATTACCTAATGCACTTAAATATGCAATACCCTCCTTCCCTGTCTGAATTAAAATATTATTCTTATCAACAAAATGAATATGAACTCCGTAAATCCAATTAACCGACGAGGGTGATGCAGAATCATAAGCCCTTGCGACAATTGGAACTTCCCAGCAGGAAGAATCCGAACCTGTTGAAGAAACCAAAATTTTTACAAACAGTTCATAAAGATATGCGTCAAGATTATGATTAACATTTGAATCAGCATTTTTTGTCTGCGAAGAACCCAGATGAACATTTCTCCATTCACTTCTGTTTATCCAACCTGTGTCGTATCTTTTAATCAAGTTATATAAATAATGATTAATACCGGGTCTGTCCTTTGTTCCTTCATTAATCATTTGTAATCACCTCATAAGCGACAACATCAATCCAAAAATCATTTTTTCTTATTTCTGCAACTTTAAATAATTTATTTTGAAAATTTAACCAACTGCAATTTAAAATAAAAATACTGTTTAAATCTAAATTATAAGCCTCATCAATTTTTAATTTTAATCTAATTTTGATTAGGGGTTCGGGATTAGTTAAAAGATTTTTTTGTGTTCGCTTTATCCATGTATTTCCAATAAACAAAGCCGAAGTTTTATCCTTGATTTCAATTTGCTGATATTCTGAACCATCAATCGCTCGCAAGGTTCTTGTTCCAAATTTTTCTCTTGATTTCAGACCTAAATTATCACCCAAAAAATCAGTCAAAGAAATACCAGCATCTCCAACATAGCCAATTATGTAATCATTCACAATTTTATCTTTTAATGTTTGAATAGATTGAAAATTCAAGATTGAATTTTCATCTAAAGTTGTAATTATATTTAAGTTAAATGCTTCCCATAGTTCAAAAAATAACTCATTTTTCCATGAAAAACAATCTGCCGTTCCGATTTCTGCAATCTTTTCAATTGCTTGAATAAAATTTATATCATCATCAGATTCAAAATGACACTTTATATAACAATTGTTTTCTTCAAAAATTGCTTTGCTTCTATTTACAGAAGCAAGATTGTAATCAGAAAAACCAATTTGGTCACAGATATTTTTAAAAGCATCTGCGGGAGTTTCCCAATCTGAAGATTCGTAGACAACATTCACTTCAGAAAATTTTGTTAAGGCCGAGGCAATTTTAAGAACGGCCGAACCATTGGAAGGGTTCACTTCAATATCTTCAAGCAAACCTTCATAAACTAATTCATTGTCTCTACTATAAATTTTGACGGTTGTAAATCTCCAGTTGTAATCTGAAAAGATTGAATTTGTATCATAAAAAGAAAAAAAATTATCTATGTTCTTAACCTTTAAATTGATTTTAGAATCAATTATTTTATCCCTGCCAAATGTTTTTTTTCCAACTATATCGGGAAGAGTTGTGATATAGCCCATTTCAACAAGTTCATAAGTGTCATCAAGAATGTAGACCTTTGGCTCCGCCATTTATAAAACCTCAAACCTAATTTCAAATCCTGTTTTCCATTCTTCTTTCTGATAATAGAAACCCGGCTGTTTTGGTTCAAATGAATCAGAAACAGGAACAACTTCAAGAAAATCTATATAATAAGAATAATTCCCATCTATTAGCAAATTATCATCGTCGATTAAATGAAATGTATTTTTATCATGCTTGTTAATTTTAAAATAATTTTCTATTGACCAATTTGTTGAACCATCGGATAAAAAACCATCCGGGTCCGAAAGAGTTAGAATATTTGAAGTGTTAGATAAAATTCTAAAGTAATAATCATTCCAATAGAGATAATAATTTTTCCATTGATTAGCCGTCCATGATGGGTCTGGTGAAACTGTTAAGGTTTTAGAACTCGCATTTATTGTTCCTGTAGTACCCTCAGCAAATTTAATTCCAATAAAGAACCATCTATACTTATTGTCTTTCAAATCTAAAGAAGAATCTACCAAAGTTTTTAAAGAAGATGAAACTGTTCCTGTTCCACTTAAAATCTTTTGTTCGGGTAAAAAATGCAATCTTAATTTTCGTTCTTCTAAACTTAAAAATTCCTTCAAAGTTGAAGTTTTTTGAACTATCATCCTGAAAAAATCTTTCTGTTCTTCAGTTTGATAATCATCGTCTGCATAAGAAAAGACTATTGATTTTCCCCAATCTTTTCCCCATTTAGTTAATTCACCCTTTAAGTTTTCTAAAGATTTTCTCCCTTTCAATACTTCTGCTTCTGAAACCTTTCTGGGATTATTTGCTAACTGAAATTTTAACCATCTTTCATCTTGAACATCTTTATCAAGTTTATAAGCCCCGATATCATACCCATCGCTTGCTTGATTTTTACAAATAGAATTGAAAGAATAACCCGCTTCTAAAGTTCTAATATTTAAGTTTGAATTAGTTAATGAAATAAAAGAAGGATTTCCGAAAATATCCGTCGAACTTAAGTTAACCTTCTCATTTACTTGACCATCAAAACAATTATTAAGCAAATCAATCAAATACGCTTCCGAATAAATATCATACTTTGAGTTATTTGAGAAAATGGAGTTTTCAATAGAACTTGAAAAATTAGTATTAGCATAAAGTCCATATTGATTTGAAACAAAATCACAATGATTAATAGTGTTTGAAATTCCATCTGCAAATAAGCCAAAAACTTCATTATTAAAGAAAATGCAATAAGAGAGTGAATTAGAATTCTGGTTAAAAGCAAAACCATTCCCATTATTTTTAACAAACACATCTATCAAAGCAATATTTTGATTCACTGAACTTGAATAATAGCAATCTGAACCCAAGCCAATAAAATTTTCTATATTAACATTTCTTAAAGTTAAATCTGTGCTTTTAAGATAAATTCCATTGAACCATTGATTTTGACCATCTAATTTTATTCCATTCAATTCAAATCCTGAAACACTTACTTCTATTAAGTTCCTATAAATTCCTCTATCTTGCGAAGCCAACCCGCTCTTATATGCTGTTGAATCGGGTCTGATAGAAAATTTATAATTTTGTTCATTTGTTATTTTCATATCTCCAGAAATCCCATTCGCTGAGGTTACATTCACATTATAATCAGTAGTGCATTGATGAAACGCCGAGTAATTAACCGTAACAGCAATATCTGAATTTACGCCTGTAGTGCAGTCAATGAAAAGATTGTTATTATAATTCGCAGTTAAAGAAATAGTTCCGCTTATCTGCCTAATTGAAAGTCCAATGGTGCATTTTGAAATTGTATTAGAGTTAAAATTATGTGTTAAAGTAAAAGTATTTCCAACTGAACTCATCAGAACTTCAAATCCTTGAGTACAATCTGAAATATCATTATATTGAGTTGTATTAGTTCCCGAGACTGTAGAAGTTGCGGTTTCAACTATCCCGTAAGTTGAACATTGTCGGATAATATTGTTTTGTATTATTATAGAATTATTATTATTTTCAATATATATTCCAGAATAATTAAAATTAGAAATAAAGTTTCTGTAAACCTTACAACTCGAAGGACTTGTGAACCGAATTGCAGTTGAACCATTGATAAATGAACAATCATAAATTTCCAAAGTAACTGAATTTCCAACTATGCATTTTCCTGAAATGTTTAACTGTTGAAATTTCCAACCAGAAATTTTTGAATTCACAGAAATATTCAATACTGAAGTCCCATTATAATATAGCAAAGGCTGATAACCATATTCTGCATCTAAAACAAAAGTTCCCGAACTTACATTCAAAGATTCATTAAATCTTCCTCCTGAAACAGTTGCTCCTTGACCGCCGTAAACTAAATTTGTTTTCGAACCTAAACTTGCAAAGCCGTTCGCAAGTGTTTTTTTCGGACTTTGCCATGTTCCTGGGTTACTGTCGTCTCCGTTCTCATTCACAAAAATAGCATTAGAATTATTATAAACTTGCAATGGTTCTCTTGTTACTCGCTGACCAATGCCTCTGGTAATAGTAGGTTGAAATCCGACTTCAGACTGTATGATTAAATTAGAAGTTGAAATTACTAAATTCTCATCATAAGTTTCGGAATCTAAAATAGTTATCAATGTTTTTGTTCCCAGATTTGTAATTGCATCATTAATCGTGGTGTAAGGATATTTCTGCGTTCCATTTCTTATAGAACGATAGCCACCATACTTTAAATCTGAATCATAGTAAGTTGAACCGCAAGAAGAAACATAAAGAGTTAATTCACCGCCTCCAAACTGTTCGCCTGATAGATATATATCCAATTGTGTATCAACATCAGTCTGAATTCTCAAAATGTCACCATCTGTTATTGAAACATTTCCTGATTTGCTTACAATTTTTATATAGATTCCCGAAGAAGCAGAAGATAAACTGCTCCCATCCACAAAGGTTGAACTTGCGTTTTCATCCTTTAAAGTTGCTAAAAGAGTATTTGTATCAATATCATAAAATTCAAACCACCATTTGTTCGTTCCACCTCCATCAGAACGAGGATTTAAAATAGTTCCTGAAATTATATCAGTTATCTGATAATTTGAACCGAATTTCTTCACATAAATGCAATTGCTATCATTATGAGAAGTTATATTTCTCAAAGTAGTTGAAGAAGTTACACCAACTTCATTAAGTTTATCATTTTTGTAAGTAATTTCATGACCATAATGAAATAAAATTTTTTCGTTCTTCATCTTCTTAAAATCCTTGAACCTGAACTTTGTGCTAATTCATTTAATTGTTCAAAAAAATCGATTGGTTCAGACGTTTCAACAATTACTTCATTAATATATAATCTGTTGCTTCTATCATTATTTACGATACCACCGCCCTGAAAAATAGGAATTTGTGGTTTTATCAAACTGTTAATCCTTCCAAAAGACCGATTAATAGTTTCCAAAATCGGAAGTGTTTGAGAAGTTACACTTTCTTTTCGAACTATATATTCACCGCCTTCGGCTTCAATTGGAATTCCACCCTGTGAATGGGAAGGACCCGAAAGCAAACCGCCTTCTTGAAAAATTCCAAAGGGACTTTTGACTCTCCCACCCTCACCGAAAACAATTCCAGTTGCTGCCATTATGCCTTTCATGATTAGTAATTTAGTAATCAGTTTACCTAATGAAATCATAACATCCTTTATAAAATCTTTGAAAGATTTTCTAAATCTTTCACCTTCAAAAAGCATTGAAGTTATCCCATCAGCATAGGCTTCAACTATCTTTGAATAAGAGTCCGTTGCAGTTTTTAATATTGAATCATTCAGGTCCTTTTCTATTTTATACCTTCTCAATGCTGCCTCACGATTCTGTTTTGTAAGAACAGAATAATGAACACCATATTGCTCTTCAACCCATGCGAAAAATTCCAAAAGTTTTATTTTACTTAATTCTCTTCTTTCATCTTCAGTCATTGCATAAGAATCTTTTATGAATTGAATGTTGTCTTGATGTAGTGTTTCTATTTCTTCTCTGTCTTTGTGGAATTGTATTGCCGCATTCAAAGCCTTTTCAAATCGTTCCTTTTCTTTCAATAAAGCGAGTTCTCTTTGCATTTCAAGATAAGAATAGTAATCCTCAATTTCTGCCTTTGCCTTTTCTACATTTGTTTCTATTTTAATATCAGTCTTAAATTTTGTTTTCAATCTTTCATCTAATTTCTTCAGTTGAACATCTGCTGAAATAACCTTTTCTCTTATCCTGTTATATTCAGTCTGTGCTTCTTTTAGCCTCTCTTGTAATTCATTCCACTTTTTATTTGAAACTTCTAATTGCCCATGTTCTTTTTGATATATCCTTGAAGCCTCGTCTAAAGACTCCATTTGTTTTCTTCTTGTCTCCAATTCACTTTGTAAGACAACATCTCTTTCTCTCAGTTTTCTGATTTCTTCTTTTATTTTATCTATTTCTTTCTCTTTCCTTTTTAACCTCTCTTCTTGAGTTCGCTTTAATTGTTCAAGAGATGCTCTGTCTGCTTCTGTAATTTCTCCATATAATAATCTTGTTTCTTTTCTCGCACTCTTAATTTTAGAAATAATTCCAGAAACTGCAGTTATTACGAGAGTTAAACCCAAAACTACAGGATTCAGATTCAAAGCCTTTATAGCAATATTCAAAATTTTAAAGGCTGTTGCAGCGAAAATAAGAGTTCTTGCCATCGCAAGAATGGGTTGAGGTGCTTTGGAAATAACATCAAAAATTTTAGATAATTTTTCTATAATTGGAACTAAAATTGGGGTTAAAAGTCTTCCTAAAGTAATTCTGAAATTTTCCCACGATGCCCCAAGTTTAGCCATTTTTTCGGCAGTTGTTAAAGTTAATCCACCCGCCCGCTTTAATTCTTCTGAACCTTGTTCAAGAATCTTGTTCAAGATGAATTGAGCATCATAAGCCTTCCCCGCTGCCTTTGCCTCTTCAGCCCATCCTTTCGTAATGAAGCCTAAATTATCCAAAATTAAGGGTGATGCTCGTCCAATACCCGTTACAATATCATTGAAAGCCTGTGTTGTAGAAATTCCCATTGCCCTTGCCCTCAATCTCGCAATTTCCAAAAGTCTTGCCATAACCTTAACATTTTTAGTCACTCCTAAAGCGACCGCGCGATTAGCCGCAAGGACTAAATTTTTATTGCTGATTGTTCCCGCAGAAACTTTCCTTAACTCTTGAACAATTTTCGTTGCAGACTGCCCTGTTTGCCTTGTTAATGCTTGAAGTGATTGTTGATATTCCTGAAATTCTCTTGTAAAATCAAAAGCCTTCTTTACAGAATAAAAAACACCAACAATTTCCAACCATTTTGCTTTAATTGTTTTGAATAAAGATTTATTTTTTTCCTTGAAAGAATCAACTTGCTTTTCAGCCTTCTTTATTCCATCAACAAGTCCTTTTTCATTAAGTAAGATTTCAAACTGAATTTTTGGAATGTTCGGCATTACCTTCTTAAACTCCTTTTAACTGCTAAAATTTTCTCTTCTTCCAATTCAGCCTCTCTCGTAAGAATTAATAAAACCTTCAAAAGAGGCAAATCTATATCCTTAAACTTAACTAAAACCGAGGCTTCAGCCTTTCCCTTTCTCCGATGCCTACATAACCATCTCCGGGACTCCAATACCCTGTAAAAGTCTGTGATTGTGGTTTCGTAATTCCAATCTTTTCGGATAATTCTTGAAGTTTTTTTTTGAAACCTGCAATGTTGAACTTGTAAATTAAATACAATATTTCAATTAACTGAACTGGAGTCAGATATTTTTCTAAATAACTTTTGCTTGCCTGTACTTCAAAGCCAATTTTCAAAATCTTTATAATTTGTTTCCTTATAACCTTGAAAGAAATTATTTGTCTCAAAAACAAAAGCATCTTCTTTAACTGGTTCTTTTCCTCTTTGTCAGGAAAAAAGAAATCTGGCTGAACTTGCTTAATCAAATCAAGCAAAACCATAAATTGAGGCAAAAACTTATCATAATATTTTCCGATAGATAACATTTTTAGAACTATTTTTTTCTTTTTTGGACCAACCTTAAAAATAACAGGTTCTTCATTTAAGATTTGTAAATCTTCCAACTTCAGTTCAATCATAGTCAACTCTCAATTTTTATTTTTCAAATCTAAAATAAGCCAAGTTCTTTGATGTATCGGATACACTATCGTCTTTCAATGCTTCAATGACCATTGGAATTCCTGCATGTTCAGTCCCGCCTGTTGGAACTTCACCCATCTCTGTAACTTTACCCTTCAAGATTACAAATTCAATAATTTTGTTGTTTCGTAAAGTTCCTTTAAATCTGAATTTGTGAGTAGGAGGTTCAGTATAATTTGTTCCATAATAAATATAGTCATAAGTCGGGTCGGTTGTATCAAGAACACCACCTCGAGCCAACTGCCAAATTTGTGGAGTCCATTCCATTACAGTTATTGAGATTGATAAACCGAATTTTGTTAAATCTTTTCGGACTAAAGTTTGTGGAATTCCTTCAAAAAATTCAGCGAACTCTGGAGAAAAGGTGATTGGTTTTTCCGCTTTTGTGTAAAAAGCGGGTAAAGTTTCATCATCAATATAAACATCAAGGTCGCCTAAAAAGAAAACCTCAGCATCTTTTGGACTAAAAGCCATATCTTCACCTCCAATTTAAAAATTGAAATTTATTTAAGTTTGAATCAGGATTTAAATTATAAATCTCCGATTTCCATCTCTTATAATCAAAATCCTTCAGCCAATAACCCTTTTCAAGAACTCTTTGAATCATTCTTTTTTCACTGGGATAGATTGAAATTTTTCCTTCGTAGTAATGTGCTTTATTATCTGATGTAAATTTATAATCAAAGCCAATCAAGAATATTTTCTTTAAGCCTAAAAGTTCAGCGAGTTGCAAAGCATAGAAGCCTGTATGACACCCTTCTTTAAAAATCTCAAAGTCAAAATAATAATCTGTAAGACGAAAGATAACCTTTTCATAGGAAACTATTTTATTGTATAGAATAGGATAACCATTCTCTGAAACCCAATTGCAGAAAAATCTATCTGTATGTATAACAAAATCAACCGGCTTTGGCAGATTTAAAAAACAGAAATTTGGAACGATAATAATCCAATCTGTTGGGATAACAGAAAAATCAAAATGCTTTGCCGATTCCCCAGAACCAATCACAAGCCCAATTTTTCCTTTGTAAAAATTTTTCAACACCTTAACATAATTCATGTCGAACTCCAAAGTTCTGTATAAGTTACAGAAATTTCTGCCCTATGAACTAACCAATTGGAAAACATTTCTTCAGTTATATTTGAAAGCATAGGAGGATTATCATCCATCCACCTTGCTTCTGAATTCAACTGTTGCGTTTTATACAATGCTTCAAGAATTTCATCCAAAGCCTTTTCAAAATTAATTCCCGATAAAGAAGAATCTTCTAATGAATAAATTCCCACAATTCTGAAATTATAATTTTTATTCAATGCCAAAGAACCTGATGCAACCTTTTCAGCAGTTATGGAATTAAGTTCAATAATCCAAGCATTTATTTTATTATTTTCTGAATAAAAGTTGTAAATCTCTTGCCAATCTGTTGAGTGTTTTCTGTAATCTGAAACCTTACCACCGCCCAAAGTTCCTGAGTTCAGTGTGTTCTGAATTAATGTCTTTAAATCACTTCTGATTGCTGTTAAACTCATCCTTTAGCCAACCTCTCGCCTACTTTCTTCATAAATTCAATTATCCAACTTTTTATCCGGGGACCTAACTTTTCAACTGCTCTGCTTAAAAAATATTGTCCTTTTGTTCCTTTGAATTTTATCTTCCTTGCAATCACAAAAGCAGCGCTCCAAACCGAAATTTTCGGATATTTTTCTTTTAATGCTTGAAAAAATGCTCTTCCTTTCTTACTTCTGCGAATCCAATTTATAAAAGCACTTACAGGAGGCATCCTGCCCGGTCTTCTTCCAAATTCAACAGGATACCCATATAAAACATCAACCCAAACCTCACCTTTTAAGACTGGTTCAAAACTCATTCTTTGCCTTATGCTTGCTCGCAATAAACCAGTATCACCAACAGGAGCGTTCCTTATCGCTTGTGATTGAATTGCACTTAAAGTCTTCATGAAAAATAATGTTGCTTCTTCTCTTATAACCTTTTTAGCAAGTTCAGAATTGAAAAGAGGGACATTTGGAATTTTAATTCTTAAATTTAACATAATTAAACCAACCTATCATTCCTTGATAAAGATAAAGTATTCCAATAATTTTTCATATCCCATTCACCTATATAACCAGAGTTCTGATAACCTTTAATTTCTTCTTCCCATAATGCTTTGAAATTTTTTCCTCTGTTTTCCATATCTTCGCCTTTTGAACCATAATTAATCACGTCAGCGGTCAGAGTTGGGTCTGCTGTATTTGAATAATAATTTGCTAATTTGAAACAAACAAAAGCACAAGCCAGATTTGTTAAGGGACCAAAAAAGATGTCGGGAACTGTATTCTGTGAATCTGAAATTTGATGTTGAATTGTATATCTGAACCAAAACTTTTCTGAATTACCAGGGTAATAATTAGTAAAGCGAACTCGTTTACCTGTAGGTGTGTCTTCAATATAATAATAATTCTCATCTAAAAATTGAGGAGGATATTCATTAATAGGATATTCAATGTTATAAATTTCAGAAAAACCATCTTCCCAATCAGAAGGAACATCAAAGTAAGAATTGCCATCACCAGTCAACTCAACAACTTTGATATATGGAAAGATTTTAGATAATTCCTTCACCGCTTCATCTAAAGCATTTTCATAATCATCCGGGTCAGTTAAAACTCCTGATTTAGTAAACTTCAATTTTCTCTTAATTTCATTTATATAATCAGTCTTTGTTAGACTCATTTATTTTTTTAACCTCTTCATCAATTTTTTTTAAAATGTCTTCTGCAATTTTTAAATACTTACTTTGACCGATTTTAAAGTTTACTTTTGACAATAATTCTGCTAAAAACAAAAGTTCATCTTTACTTAATTTCATTCAATAACTCCTTCAACACCTTCAACTTCTTGAACTTTTGAATAAAGTCTTTCCTTTACGATGTTAAAGGCATCAAGGTTACTTTGAACATATGCATCAAATTCATCGCCTGTTAATTCAATTTTTCTTTGATTTTTTTCAGCAATAAAATTTCCGTTTTTGTCATCATAACCACCAACATAAATCACGACCAATCTTTTTTTGCCAAAAGAGAAATAAAAATCAAGTATTTCAAATTTTTCTATATTTTGTTCAGTTTCAATTAAGACCTTTTGAGTTTTTGGTTGATTCAATTTTAAAGGCATTTATTTATCCTCCTTTATAAAGAAGTTGTAATTAAATTTCCTGAATCATCTATTGTAATTCTCCAACGAGTTCCATTAGAAGATTTTAAAATTAATCCCTTTATGTTATCTGTGATTTCAATATCTTTGTTGCTTAACATTTCACTCTGCAAAGTTATTTGATTAGAATTTGCATCAAAAGTCATCATCCTAATATCTTCATGTGTATAACCAGCGTCGCCAGTTGCCCCTGAAGACTGCCCTGTTACTGTTCCATTTATTGTTCCATTTGCATTCGTAAAGTAAAGATAAGAATTACCAGCGTCCCATTTTGTAACTGTTGCAGTTTGTCCCTCAGCATCTTGAATTGTTTCACCGACTTGAAAAGTTCCATTTACATTCGTCAAGGTTACCCTTTGAATTCCGTAAATGTATAATTTCATATCATCTCGTCTTGTACCATTAATCCATGAATAAGGCCATCCATAAGAACGAAGATAAACATATTGATAATTTATTCCTCCACTCATATAAAGACCAAAAGAAGAATTATCACCACCATCGTAAAACAAACCAATTCCTTGACCTGTTGTAAAAGAAAATTGAGAACCCCATCTTGAAGAATATATATCTACTTTACCATTCGTCTCAGATGCCCAAATACTGAATGACCCATCATTTCCGCCGAAAGAAGAAGTTTGAGTTAAAGAAATGATTTTAGACCAATCAGAACCGCCTAATTTCGGATGACTCTGGGAATCATCTTTTAAAATTCTTATGTGTTTATCAAATTCAAATCTTCCACCGCTGAAATAATGTTCATCTAACCCGGCATCATAATAGTAAGCATTTCCTGAAATATTTTTTCCAATATAAAAATCTTTATCTTGATTTTTTCCATTTATCCTGAAATAAGTTGAAGACGCTCTCCAAACTTCATTCCACTCCTCATATAAAACAAAATTATTAGAATTACTTTGAAATCTATAATTTTTCTGATTAACCAAAAAATGAAGATAAAGACTTCCAGAATTATCAGGAGTTTCTAAAAATATCTCCTGTGCACCTGAATCTTTATATAAATGAATCTTTTGCTGTGGGTTAGAAGTTCCAAGTCCAATTTTATCAAGATATATTTCATTGAAATAACCTTTATTTGAATATTTGCTCCAGATACTCATTATTGAGCCCTCACATATAATTTTGAGTTCCCATTTGCTGAAGTTTGAACTAATCTAATCGCCGTCACAGGGTCACAGGAATCTTGAGTATTAGTTGAAACTTCACCATGGTCCCAATCAATTGCAACAATATCAGGGTGATTGTCTTTTATTTCATTAATTGTATTTGTTGAAGTTTGAACTTTTGCAGTTGCGCCGTTTTCAACAACAAGAGTCACTGTTATTTTAGAAACTCTTGAGGGGATTAAAATCCAATCTGAATTTCCTTGCCCTGATAGTTGAACTACTTCCTGATAAGCAAAAGACCCTGAAACATCTTGCACTGCATCCATTTTTCTAACCATATTTCCACCTCATGAAAGAACAACAGCGGAGGCATTTAGGCCTCCGCTATTATCAATTTAATTTATTTAATTAAGATAAACCAGCCACTATCCCAGCATAAAAACCTCTATAATCTACAACACAACCACCATATTCATGTCTTACTTTGTATCTTATTCGGTCATAGGTAAATACCTGGTCAACATTTGGAGCATCCTGTAAAATTATTTCTGGTTCTTGTCTTCCGTCTATAAAACCAATAACAATCGTTTCAATGTCATTTGGGTCTGCAATTATATACCAGTTATTTTTATCGCCTCTCAAATAACCAGCGGGAACAATGATTGGTTCAAGTGCTTTATAATTTGGGTTCACGCTTTCAATTGTTCCTGTTGTCGAGGAAGCTGCAACAACTGGTCTTCTTTCAGAATCAATCAATACTTTAATTGTTCCTCTTAATTCATAAGGAACTACAGCAAACTTTGCTCTCAGCCCAAGTGGTTCATTAGAATCCTTTTCTGTCTGATTTGCTATTGCTGTTATTGCCGCATCAAGAGAATCAAAATCAAGAGTGTCGGTTGTTAAGTTATTATGGTCTGCATGATACAAGGCTTTTCCATCATAAATTGTCCCACCATTAATTGAGCCCGAACCATAATTAACAAGCAAATCAAAGACAAATTTTGCCAAAGTTCGTGCGGCAGCCTGTGCAATCTTAACAGGCCATTTTCTGATTGTTCGCAAATCATCATTCTTTATCATCTCTCTTGTAAGTGATAAAATTTTACCGTACTTCTTTGCTGTATAACTTGCTTTTTCTTCTGAAGGAGAAGTGAAGGTTGTATAGTTACCATCTTCAGCAACCTCAGGTAAATCACTTAAACCGCCCCATCTTATGATATCTTGCTGTTTGAAATTATCTATGTTTTCAATAATTGTAAATCTTCTCCAAGCATCCTGAATTGGAAGTCTTCTATATTCCTTAACCATTCTTCTTGTCATTGAAGTTCCTAAAGCCTGTGGGAAGTCTGTTGACACTGCTTCAGTTATTCTTTTATCAAAATGACCATCCACATTTCTGTCGCCTGTAAATTGAATATATGCTTCTTTCAAACTTCTGAAAGCAGGAACATCTTTCCAATCATCCTTTTCATTATCTTCTGGTTCAACACCCATCATCTTGTGCATAGCAATCTGAAGTTTATCTGTTTTGTCTCTTGTAATGTGAACAGTGACAGGCTCAGATTCTGCAAATTTAGCAACATATTCTTTTTCCTCTGCAATTGCCTTTTGTATTTCTTCTTCACTTACCTTCTTGCCTTCAAAAAGTTTTTTAATTCTGTTTCTTGAAAATTCGGGAAGTTCAGATTTATTCAATGCCTCAATTAATTTCATCTGTGATTCTTTAACTTCAATCTTTTCAAGAAGTTCATTTACTTTATCAAGTTTTTCTTTTACCTCATTATCCTCCTCTGAAGATTTTGCTGGGTAACCATAACCATAAGCACCAGGTTTCTTATAGTAACCAGCCAATAGAGAAGATAACAAATCTAAAGCATCATCAACTTTCTTATCTTTTAACATTTTGATAACAGAACCCAAAACAGCAGAAGGAATTTCAACTTCCTTTAAATCTTGTGAACTTGTATCCTTTTTATCTTTTGCTTCCTGAACTTCAGGTTCTTCTGTTTTCTTCTCTTCTTTCTTTTTCTTTGCCTCTCTTGCATTCAGTGCTTCAGCAAGTAAATCAAGAATTTCCTCATCTGTTTTTTCATCAAGATTGATGTCTTCTTTTATGCCTAAAATCTCAGGATTATCCCTGATTATTGCAATTAATTGTTTTAAATTTGGACTCATTTTTTTCCCTCCTTGTTCTAAAATTTTTTGAATAGAAGCAACCATCCTCAAAAGTTTCCCGCCCGCCGCGGGTAATGTAACGATATCAACAGACGAAACTTCCTTAATTGAAAGAACCTTTTTTCCGCTTCTGCCATCAGCCACATACGGAACAGCATCACCAATTGCATCAATAGAGAAACCGAGTAAATCCTTCTTACCTTCTTTAAAAGCATTCTTAAAAGTTTTTCTAAAGAAGTCATCTGTGATAACAAAGTCAGCAGTTATGCGAGGATTTGGTTTTTCTTCATATTTCACATTTTCCAACCACCCGGCTAAATTTTTAGCAAAAGATAAATTATCTTGTTTTAAGTTGTCGGGTAAATGATTGAAAAAATTATTATCAAATTTGTAAGCAAAGACTTTTGAGCCCTCAAACAATGGAGCAGATTTTCGGAGAACCTCAGGAGAATAATAAACATTATTTTTACTCCAACCGCTTTCAATAACTACGATTCTCCATCTGCGTCCCTCATTTTCAGACTCACGAAGAACTTTACAGATTAATTGAGTTTTATATTCTGTTGCATCAAAATCAGAATATAACATTATTGAACTCCAAAATTATTTCTTTTTTTTTTGGTAAGGCTGGCTTTCGGCTGGCTTCTTGATATAATATACTCAACTTTAAGAATCTTGTCAAGTATTTTTTATTCTTCTTTCTTATTTAAAATCAGACCGCCTGTTTTTGTTATTTTTAAAATATATTCTTTCCTGCCTTCTAAATTGATGACAAGGGGAAGCGATTCCCGACTAATTGAGACTTTTCCATCTTTTATAATCAAGGTTTCTTCTCTTAAATCTTTTTCATCAAGTTCCTTATAAATTAATTCAGTCATTTATCGCTCCTCCCCAACTGATTTTGAAATTTTAAAAACCCAAATATCACTTTCCGGGGACTCCCTGACAAATACTCTTCTACCCTTTAGTCTTTTGCCCTTGAAATCTATATGAATAAAATTATCTGTTTTTTCAATTACTTTAGCCTCGCCAGAGTCCAAAATTAAATAATACATCGGAATTCGCTTATTCGGATTTTTAACATGTTCGGCAGGAAGTTCTCCTTCAAAAGTTAACCAATCCTTAAAATCTCCCTTTGGAGGCTTCGTGTTTTCTATGCTTAAAATTCCAACCATCTCATCAGAATAGATTGGGTTGCTTTCAGTTTCAAATTTTTTAAGTTTATTTTCTCCAAAATCAAGAAATAATTCAAATCTTTGAACAGGCATCCCTCTTATAACAGTTTGTCCCTTCCACCATGCTTTTGATAAGGTCCATTTTATTTTTTCAGTTTTGGCTTCTTTTAATTCAATTTTTTTGTAAGGAAATTCTTTTAAATTTTCTGTAAGCCAATTAAATGCCTTATCTATTAAATTCAATTTTTCTTTATCGCTTAACTTCTTCTTTTCCCACCATCTTAATTCTTGTGGAATTCTTTTCTTCCATTCTTCATTTAAACCACTTAAACCATCAGGAGGTATATAATCTTTCTTTAATCTCGCTCTGCGAGTTAAGATATAAGGAATTTGATTCTCAAAATCTTCTTTTGCAAACCATGCCATCCAGACAAGTTTTCCTTTTCCAACTTTCTCCCATTCTTTTCTTGCAGGTATTTTTCTAACAACCCATCTTCCATAATATCTTTTTCCATGTTCCCAATATTCTTTAAAATAGACTTTCTGAGTTCCGAATTCCTTTAAAGTTCCCTCTTGAATGTGATAAAAATAACCGGCCCCGTGTTCTGTTGCCCCAACCGTACCGGGTTCAACTTTGCCTTTAAATTCTAACCAGACTAAAGGTTGCCTTGCCTTTGGAAAGCAAAGGACTTTCCTTTCAGGCAATCTTGGGTCAAACTTCCAAAGTTTCTTTTCATAGAAATATTTTTCTAACTTTTTGGCTTCTTCTTCAGTATCAACATCCTTTTCTATTCCCAATTCCTTTCTTGCTTTATCTACGATGCCCGTTTCAGGTTGGTCTGCAATGGTCCAACCATTCAGATGGTCATTAACCTTAAATCTATGGTCATTATGAACAGAAGACAATTTTCTCCAATGGTGTTCAAACAAAGTTTTATCTGTTTTGTCTGCAACTGGAATGTCAAATTGTTCTTTTAACCGGACTTCTTCTTTTAATTTTTCTTCAACTTGATTTTCAAATTCTAAAACTTCATCTTCTGTAAAATAATCATCCCAATATAAACCCAATTCCTCGGCTTCTTTGATTGCTTGAAGCCTTTGTTCTTGTAATTCGTCTTCACCGATACTTTCTAAAAGCGAATATTCATAAGGGTCTAAATCATATAGAAATGGGTAACTTTCCTGAAGCCAATCTTGATAATCAAGCAAAGGTTGAAAAGTTTCCTTTAATTTTTCAAATGCAATTCTATATCTTTTGGGAAATTTTTTTTCTTCAACTTCTCCATGAGTTTCCTTAACTCTTTCCTCAGCGAATTCTACAGTATCAGGTCGTTCTTTATCTTCCCTGTATTCAATTGGCCTTGGAGCCCACCAATTAAACCAAATTTCTCCGGTATCCGGGTCAATATATTTATTTAAGTTTGTAAAGGCAACTCTAATAATTCCACCGATGGGAACTTGAATTGGTTTTCCTTTTCTTTCAAATTTCACATTATAAGTTCTCCCAATCGGGACCAATTTGCCTTTTGCATCTCTTATTGCACATAAATAATTATAAGAATCCGTTCCCTTAACCCTATGAACCTCAACAACTTCAGCATCTATGTCCGCTTCCTTTTTAAACTTCATCCATTCATTTGTATGACCTGTCAAGGGATAAATTGAATTATTTTTCTTTAACATCGCACCTTCTGAGCCTTTTTGCTTTGAAAAATATTTAATTGCTTTTTCCAAATCCTTTTCATTGTTTACAATTCTAATTTCAATTACTCTTATTTTATCACCCGAAGGAATTTTTTCTAAAAATTTTCTTCTTTCTTTCAAAGGTAATTTATGCAAGTCTTGACCATCATAATATAAACAATCAAAAGCATTAACAAAATAAGGGCTATCATCAGGCTCACCCTTCTCATGTGCATAACCTGAAACATCAGACCTTCCCATGTGTTCGCCTTCGGGAGTCCAACCTTCTAATTCACAATCTATGATAAAGTCATGTTTGATTTTATTTGCTTCTTTTAAGAAGTTCGGAAATCTTTTCGTAACATCCCCACCATCTTCAGACCAAATAATATTTTTTCCATCTTTTGAATGATGCCATTGAACTCGGAAGCCATCAAATTTTCGGTCTACCTCTATTTCGGGAAACTTCCCATCTTCAAGCCAAATTTCTTTTATTTTTGCTATTGTTCCCTCAATGGTAAACATTTCTAATTTCCTATACCCTGCAATACCTTTTAACTGAATAAAGAATCTGAATAACTCAACCTTGTCTTCTTTTCTTGATTGTTCAGCCATCTTCTTAACTTCTGCATCTTTAATTCTTTGTTCTCTAAAAATGTCCCAACTTTCAGACATCTTAAATAATTTTCTTTGCTCGGGCTTAATCATTTCAACTTTTAAATTAGCAAATGGAACATAGTTAGTAAAAGGACCACGATAATCGGGAATAAGATGAATTTTATCTCTCCATTCTGGAGGTATCATAGATTTTAATCTGAATTCCAAAATATCAAGAAATTTTTTATCCCAAGAAGGCCAATTAACATTTATATCTATATCATTTCCCCAACCCGAAACACAACTTCCTCCAACAAAGCAAAGTAAAGGCTTTCTTACTTCAAAGCCATCTTGCCATAAATTTAAAAGGTCTTTTAAAAAAATTGCATTTTCTTTAATTTCCTTCTTCTTAAAAAATTCCAAAGATAACTCATCAAGTTCAGTTTGTGGCCTATGTTCCAAACCTCGCCTTCTCATTTCTTCCATGATTAAGATGTGTTGGTCAATCATCCATTCTGGAGGTTGCTTACCAGTTTCAAGAGAATATTTTCTTGCTTGCGCATGAATTTGGGCATGTAATTGAATTAATTGCTGGTCGGTTAACTTTTGCAAATTCCAATCTTTTGGGAGAAAAGTTGATGCAAATAATCGTTTGTCTTGAACAATTTTTAAACTGCCCGGGATGGGCTTTGGTTTTTCAAATGGGATAAATTCCCGAATTCTATACAAATAAAAATTTTCTAAATCATCAAAAATCTTTTGCCTCATTGAACAACGAAGTTCGCTTTCAGTTATCCTGTGTTCATTATAATAACTTTCAAAATCTTCTTTTGTGATTTTTTCGGGTTCTTGGAATCTGATAAAGCCCCAAACATAATCGCCTGAAATCAAAAAATTCATTTTTTCTAAATTTTTATTCTCTTCTGCTGTTACTGTTGCAGTTTTCTTTCCGTTGAAAATTAGTTCGCCCTGTGGAGCAGGGAGTTCTATTCCTGTGTTGATTATCCGTCTCAAGGTTTGCCTTAAAAATCTTTTTGAACTCGGCTTCATTAAATCGGGATGGAAAGTTATTTCATTTAATTCAAGAATTCTTTTAAGAAGTTTTTCACCAGTTTTTAAAACATTTTCAATTCCTTCGTATTCAGTCTTTTTGCCTTGTTCTTCAAGAGAAAACTTCGCTGCTAAAATTCTGAAATCATCAGCCAAAACTTTTGAATCCGAAATTTTGCTTGGGTCATAATTTTTCCAATCTTTTATCTCTCTTAATTTTTCTCCTTTCTTCATTTCTTTATCTCCTCTAAATTGATTATCTTATTTTTTGAAACCACGATATTTGAAGTTAACTCAATATATTTCTCTGCAAGTTTCTCACTTGCCTCTGCATAGTATAAAGTTTCATCTAAATTAATTTTTATATCCTTTGCATTTTTAAAAAGCCTTACGAAGATATCAGAAAAACCGATTCCATTTCGGTCAAAGAAAATATTTAAGGGTCGCTCAATAAGATTACCCTGCTTTTTTCCAATCAAGAACTCACCGCCTCTTAATTTTGCAACAATAATTTCTTTCATTTCGTTCCCTCCATAACCAAAGTGTGCATGCAAGCACAATTAATTACATTT